TTGTACAAAAGCCGATATGCCTCGTATGTTTTCCTGCCGGCGGTAGCCTTGCCCTCCTTGTCTCTCTGCACGGCTCCTATCTTCTTTGCCAAACCCTCGGCAAAGTCCTGGGGCGGCCGGCCCTCAATAAACATACGGTTCAGTGTTTGGCGGATGTAAAAGCCGGTGTCTGCGTCCTGTTTCCACAAGCGTGTGGAAATATCCGCCCCTTCTATGGGGTAGGCCAGCACCTGCTCGATAAAGGCTTTTGGTATTTTGGAAAAGGCCAACATCCGCTTTGCCTCCACGGAAAGGTTGTACTTGGTGTGGTAGTATTCTTCTATCAGCACATTTTCCGTTGTTTCGGCAATGCCCTCCCGCAGCTGCTGGTACAGCCTTTGCAGTTCCCCATCTATTTGCAGCAGTAAGGCGTCCAGCCGGGTAAGCCGCGCCTTCATGGAGAGGTTTTCCACCTCTAAGTTAAAGGTGCCGATGCTGTTCCTCGCCAGCTGCTCATATTCCGCCAGGGTGCCCTTGAACTCTGCCAGCTCCTTGCGGGAGAGGGCCTTCTTTGCCTCCTCCATGGTGATTTGATTGTTTTTCGCGTACCGGCCGTAAAAAGAGTAGATTTCCCCTTCAATGGCCTTTTTGGCCTCCTCAAAGGCCTGGGCCATTTCCTTTGTTTTTTGGTTGACGGCGTTTTCCCACCGCCCCACGCTTTCCATAGCCCTGTTTTCCCAATATGTACCCATGGTTTACCTCTCTTGGTTTTGGCCAGCTGCAAAGCTGTCCAGCAGGTTTGCGGCAAGCTCCTTTTGCTCCTGCTTAACAAGCTTGTCCTCGGCCTGGGGGTCGTCAATGTCCGGGTGCAGGCGGCGCTTGGTGTAGCTGCTCATTACCGTTTCCGGCGTTGCGTTAAGGCGGTTTACAATTTCGTTGGCGTCCTTTGGCTTGTTCCGTGTCCAGGACTGGACAATTTTTACATCCTTCTTTTTCCCATGGAAGGAAAGGACCGCCCGCACCAGTTCGTTGATTGCCTCCCGGAATTCCGTTTCCATGAGCCCGGTTTTCAGCTCCAGCAGGTGGTACATATGGTCCACATAGGCGCCGGTGGCCTGGCCTGTCCGTTCCGGGTTGGGGTTCACCCCCATGCCCGCTATGTAGATTTGTTCCTGCAAAAGCTCCAGGGCTGTCTTTCTTGCTTCCACCGGGATATCCAGGGCAATTTTGTCCACCCCGCCCTCGCCGTCCACTGTCAAATACTTTTGGGCCTTAATCTGCTGCAAAAGGCTCACCGTCTTTTGCACCTCTTTGTAGATGATTTCCCCGTCCTCATCGTAGAGAATATTGCCGCTGCTGTCCCGTTCCGGGGTGGCTATGGTTCCTTCGTTTTCCCCGGAAAGGCCCTTGAGCACCAGAATAATTTCCTGGATGTCGTCCAGGTCGTTGGCGAAGCCGGAAACAATCTTGTCGTAGCAGTCAATGAGGGCCTTGTACTTGTTTAAATCGCTGGAACGGCGCTCATTGTTTTTAAATTCGATGAAGGGGATCCGGCCAAAGGGGTTGGGCAGCCGTTCTGTTTCCTGGCCGCCCATCCTGATTTTTTCCAGCCGGTTTGTTTCCCCGTTGATAAACACAACCTCGTTATCGTCCCACACCTCGTAGTGGGGCTTTTGCTCCCCCTCCCCATTTTCCAGCAGGTATTTGCGGACAAGGGCAATTTTTTTCCCGCTGATGTCCATGGGGCTGGTAAAGGCGGCGCACTGGTTGGCCCGGTGTACCGTCATTTTTAGCTTTCCTTCCCCTTCCCAATACTGGAGCCACGCTGTCCCCGCGTTGGTAGCATAGGTACACAGCCGGGAAAGGGTGGTTTGGAAGCCGTCCCCTAAGCCCTCCGCCACCAAATTAGTCAGCTCCTCGCTGCCCGCTATGGTAATTACCGGGGCCCAGGTGTAGCCGTAGGCCGTTTTTTGCACGGTCAATATCTCGTGCCAGTTGCAGGAAATACGGTTATCCGCAGAGCGCAGGGGGTTTTGCCCCATGTTTTTTAGGTATCCGTTTACTGCGTCCACCATGGCCGCCCCGGTTTTCACAATGTCGCCGTCGTTGTTGTAATACCTTTCCCCGGTTTCCACCTTGGCGTCCCAGGCGGAAAACTGCCGTTGGGCCTTTTCGATGTATTTTAGTGCTTCTGTCAGCTCCATTTAATTCCCCCCTATCCTCAGCCCGTTGTGGCTGTATATTACCGTGTTGACAAAATAGCGCATATCGTCCATGGCGTGGTCGCTCTGCTTCACCGGCTTATCCTCGCCCCTTTCCGACGCTTTTTTATCCCAAACATAGGCGCGGAACTCTTCAAAGATGTTGTGGCAGCAGTCGCAAAATAACAGGCGTTTGGCGTTTAGCTCTGTGGCAGTATTTCGGATGCCCTCCACCACGTCGTTTTCCGCCGGCTTTACCCGGAAGCGCCCGTGCCGCTTTATGGTCTGGATAAAGCTGGCCGCCGACGGGTCCACAATCACCGCCTGCACCGCGGCAAAGGGGTTTTGCATTTTAATGTTTTCCGCTACAAGGCGTTCCAGCTCCCTGTAATGCTCCTCATCGGTGCGGGGGTTCTGCTTCCTGCCGTCGTAGTAGCTGTCCGCTATCCGGTACCACTTTCCGCCGTAGGCCCCCCACAGCCCCATGGACGTGGGGTTTGATGTGCCGTAGTCAATAGAAACATAGTACTTGGAGTAGGGCCGTGGCTTTGACTTTACCATGTGCTTTCCCTTGTGAAACATGGGGTAAATAATACCGTCGGCAGCTGCCCACAGCCCTTTGATATACCTATCATAGAACACGCCGCTGTAAGTGGCGCGATACCTGTCCTTTATGGCCTGGGAAAGGGCAGGGTTGTCATCCAGCTCAAAGTGGAGGTACAGGGCGTTGTGGCGCTGGGTTTCTTTTATCCACTCCTTGTAAAACCAGTGGTTTGGGCTGTCTGGGTTGCAGTTGAACCAGTACCGGCTGCCCTCCACCGAACAGCGGGCCATGGCCTGCTCCACAAAGGACCTGGTTTGCAATGCCACTTCATCAAACATGACCCCGGCCAGGGTGCGCCCCTGTATGAGGGCAAAGCTGCTTTCGTCCTTTCCGCCGAATACTTCAAAGACGTTTTGCTTTTTCCCCTGGGTAATAACCATGGTTTTGTCCGCCCGCCGCCAGCTGATATGGTACTTTTCCCTTGCGGCCTTTACCCCTAAGTAGGGCTCCACAATGTTTTTTATGGCGGATTCTACGGTTTTTCCACAGATAGCAAAACGCTGCCGGCTGTACCTTCTCATGGCGTCGTCCACAAATGCAATGGCCATAAAGGAGGTTTTTCCGCTGCGGATTGCCCCATCCGCTATGAGGGCGTCATACTTGGTGAAAGGAAAGGCCATAATTTGCGCCTGCTTTTCACTAATTGGCATCCTGCTCCATCCTTTCCGCCATTTCCTTTAGGGCTTTGGTTAGTGGGTCCTCCGCCATCTGCTCTGGCCTGCCCCCCTGCATGGTAAATTTATCAATCAGCGTCCCAAGGGCCGTGGTGAGCTGGGAGGTTGTGGCTTTTTCAATTTTGTCCTCATCCAAAAGCGCCTTGAGGTACCGGTCGATAATTAAACAGACAGCGTCCTTTTTGCTGTCCATGTATTCCAAAATATCTTTTGTGTTCTGCTCTTTTTTTTGTTCCAGTTTTTTCTTGATTTCTCCGCTTTCCGCTACAACCCGCTTTACCGTGCTGTCAGAAACGCTGTTAAGCTTTGCCACCGCGTTGTAGCTTTCCAGCTCCAAATAATCTGCCACTATTTTCTTTTTCTTTCGGTCGGTTAACCTTTTGGCCATTGCTCACCTTTGCCCCCTTTCTGACGTTGATTTTTTGTATTAAAAAAGCCAAAGCGTTTTGCTTCAGCTTTTTGTTGAAATTACACCCTCACAAACCGCCGCCCAACCTTCAAATTAGGAAAAACGCGGCGCCCCTTAAGGCTTATGTATATAACAAAAACCGCCCAAGCTTGGACGGTTTTTTCTTAAAATATTAAAAAAACGGCTTAAATATAGGATTTTTCTCTTGACTTTAGCGTAACGCTATGGTATAATATAATCAAAGGAAAGGAGGTGAAGCGAATGGGGAAGA